TTTTTTAACATTTGGCGGCACACTTTGGCACGGTTTTTGCTAAGGCACAGATTTAACAAACAATAACAGACTTTGGCACGGTTTTTGTTATGCGTGTGCGCCCGTGAAATTGTTTCACGTGGAACACATTGTTAAACAAAGTTAAAAGAATAATTTAACACAAAATAACACGCCAACCGCTTGCAGGTGAAATAAAATGCTTAACTTTGCAGCGTGTTAAACAATTAAATACTTATAAAAATGAAAACAACTGACTTACTTTATCAAAATCAAAAAGTGTTGAAACATTGCAAGACAAATAACAATCAGCAAGCAAAAAGAAAAGGCGGTAACAATCAAGTTGCCGCCTTTCTTTTTGTCCTGCCTTGCAGTTACTCAATATAAACGCCGTCAGACAAAGCCGTATATATCATTTCTTGCTCGTCTGCAAGCATTTCGGCGGTGTGGATAGGTGTAACATCATCGAACACATTAAACCCTCTGAAATCGCCTAAAATGCCCGTTTGTCGGTCGGTGTTTCGCCCGTTGCTTGCGCTTTCGTACCACTTGCAGTAAATGTAAGGTTCTAAACCGTAATATAACATTTCGTTCCAATCATCGCCGCCAACGGTTTTAACTTGCGTACTTGGTGAAAGGTATATTATTTCGCTGCTTGGTTCGGTTTCCTCAACTTGAAATACAACGCCGTCACACGACAAAAGCGCAACCCCGTTGCCCGTTACCACGTTTATAACGTACTGCAAAGCTATCGTTTTACCTGCATAATCATTATTGATGTTTACAAAGCCTGCAAACGGCAAAAAGAGTTGTATTTCACTTTCGTAGTCGGTGTTGTCCTCATTGTGCGCTGGTACTACCGCCGTGCCGAAATCAAGCGTTATTTTGTCTTGCGCTGGTTGCTGGCACGCAACGCCCGTATTAAAGTTGCCGCATCGTATTACATCGGTGCTAAACGGCGTTATATCCGTGTAAATTCTTTTGATACGGTTAACATACTCGCCCAAATCCACATTTTCGCCGCCGTCCGTGAAATAACGCTTTGCGGCAAATTCTTTCAGATTATCAAGCGTTACAAGATACACGTTAATAGAGCCGTATTGTTTGCCCACCACCTCAACGGGAAAACACTCGCCCACTATATTAACCCGACTATAATCGCCGCTATTTGCAAGCTGGTACGAAATTGTGGCTTTTTTCTTGTCGCCCGAAATCGTAAACGGGGTTTTGGTTTCCCGTCCGCCTACCCGTGTGGTAACGCTTAAATAGGTCGTTTCGTCCGTGTGAAATTCGGTGTTTGGGTTTGCATCAAGTTCCACCGTTATAAGGCTGTCAAAGTCCACATAATCGGGCAACGGTTCTTTGCTTGTGCAATTCGTTAGCGACTTTGTAAGCGGCAAAGTCCGTATATATTTACCCGTAACCGTCACCGAATAATCGCCGCCCAAATCAGTAATAACGGCGGTTGCCGTCACTCGTGTTGACGTGCTTTGTACCTGCATATCTTGCGTTATCGGCTCGCCGCCCGTGTTGGTGTAATGCACTTGCGGCTTATCAAGCCTTGCGCTAATATAAGACGGTGTTTTTACGGTTATGGTGAGCGTTTCACCGTCCCACTCGTGGCTTTCCTCTGTCCCGTTTATGTTGTTCGTAACCGTTGGCGTAACGGGTTCGGGTATCGCCACTACCTCGCCGCTAATAACAACGGGCGTGTTAACATCTAAATCGGTTATTTGTATGGTAGCCGTGTTCCCGTCAACGGTTAGGGGCGTTTCTGTCGCCGTTCCTGCACTTGTATGGTAGCTTGCTTTCGCATCTTGGAACGTGTAACCCTCGCTTGCCGTTACGGTTATGGATAGTGTGCCGTCTTGGTATGTGTGTTGTTCGGTGCTGTCGGTTATGTTGTTTGTTACGGTCGGTTCGGTCGGTTCGGGTGTTACTTCTTTACGGGTTGCGTTGAAAGTAATCGTATCGTTTTTACGTGGAACATTTGTACCCACATTAACCCCGTATGCCTTTGTATATGGACTTTCGGCTACCAATCCATCGTATTGCGCCATACGTTCAAACCCGATAGTTCCGGGTATTTGTGACCACATATAACCGTGTGGATATTGTGCTGTGGTTTCTGAATATGTCGTTAATTCATAATCGGGGCTTATATATAGAAAAAATATCGTGTCCCCGTTATCGTCAACGCCGTATTTTAGCGCATATTCTCTGTTAAACCCCTTAAGGTATGCGCTAACGCTCGTAAAATCGGTTTTTGTATCATTCAGTGTCATTGTCGTTACCTTTTAATGTTACCATAATAATGCCGCCCGTTTCATTGAGTAAGCCCGTATTTGCAAACGGCACTTTCTCGAAATTCGGGGTACGCTTGTAAATCGTTTCACGGTTTGAAATATACGGGTCGGGGTTGTCGCTTTCAGTAACTCGCCCCGTTGCCGCCAAAATCTCGCTTTCGTAGGTTTTAAGCACGTCCACACGCAACGTAAGTTCGTAGGCGTTGTTTCCCTCAAAACTTACCCTATCCACGAAATAATAACGCCCTAAATCGGGTATGTAACAATAATTGAAAGTCGGGCGTGGCTGCTTTCGTAGTGTTACGGTCGGGCGCAACACATCGAAAGTTTGCCGCAAATCGCCCTCAATCGCCGTAAAGTCGCCCAACTGCTTGTTTACCGTGTTCGGGTGTCCGTTGTATGAATAAAAGTTTATCGTTGTCATATCTGCAAGAAAAAAGGCGGTGCGGTGCGCTTTCACCTGCACCCACACCGCCCAAAGTTAAACAATCTAATACCTATTGAGTTACTCAATAAAGAATACTACAAAGTTTTCGTTTGTATCGTTGAAATATCCAGCGTCAAACTTGTAATAGTTGTTGAAAAACTCGGCTTTTGCGTTGTAGTTCGTTGTTACTCGTCTGTCAAGATTGCAAACGCCCAACGCATCACGGTCGAACATTACGCCCAACACGCCCGAAATTTCAACGGCTTTGCCGCCGCTTTCCTTAACCTTAATGTGCCCCGTGTTGGCAAAGTCGTAGTTCTTTCCACTGCCCTGCCAAAAAGGTACGGTTTCGGCTTTCGGCAAAAGTACATCGCCACGGTTAAACGTGTCGGAATAAAGATAGGTTTGCGCTGCCTTTGCAAAGTCGGACAAAAGTACAACGTGCAACATATCTTTCGGCGTGAAACGCTCCTTGCCACCAACATTGAACACGGTCGAAATGCTTTGCAGGCGGTCGGCATACGTACCCATAACGTAAGACGCAAAGCGGATAAAATCGGGGTCGGTTATCGCCTTTGCAGCGGTTAATTCCGTGCTTGCGCCCGTTTTATCGTTGTACAACTTCAAAAGGTTTACACAACGTGCCGTGCTTGCGCTTGCAAGGTCTGCCCCTGCCATATCACCTGCCGCCGTTGCTCCAAACGCTTGCGCATCAGCCAAAACGGTTTCCGCAATCATGTTGTTAATAGTGCGCATAATCAAAGCGTCTGCCTTGATAGTCATTGACTTTTCAACGGCTGCATAAATCATCGAAATAAAGCCGTTGAGTTGTGCGGCGTTGCTGAAACTTTCCTTAACCTGCCTTTCTGTGATTGATACGGGCACTTCAAACGTAACCTTTGAGTTGAAAAACTTTGCGGTAACGGTCGGTTTGTGGAATACGTCCTGCTTGTATTCTGTTCCGTCTTTCAAGTCCCACGTATCGTTTTCCTCGGCTTCGGGAACATCGGCACTTATTTTTTCCAAAACGCTGCCAAACTCCCACGCATCCATTAAGACGCTTGGCACTTTGCCCGCATAAGGTCGGTTTACGAAAATCACCTTGCCGATATGGTTTACAAGTGATTTTACGTAGTTGTCAACCGCATTTTGGTTAAACACTTCCGTGCCTAAATCCACAATGCCCGTCAGGTCTTCGGTTACAATGTCAGTACGCCCCAAAACCTCACCCGAAACGCTGTTAATAAGCGTGTAAATCTGTTTTACTTCCATATTGCTAAAATTAAAATTAGTTATTCGTAAATACTCGTTGTTAATTCTCTTACAAGTGCAAAGATAATGTTTTTTCTCCAATTATCACGCCTTAACTGCAATTCTTTTGCAATTTCGCTTGAAATTGATTTGCTTGCGCCCGTTCCTTTGCTGGTTTCGGTTGTTTGGCGTTCCTCTGTGCGGTTTCTCTCATCGTTTGCGGTCTTTCGGTCGCTGTCTGAAAAATCGGTATCGTTGAACGCCTTGTTTGCGCCCGTTTCGGTGTTGTCGGTGCTTTCCTGCAAAGTTACGGTTTCCGTCCTTTCAATTTGCCCCGTGACGGGTGTCAGTACATCGTAATCGGCTAACATCGCCGCCGCTTCCCGTTCCCAACCTTGCACGTTTATCGCAATCACCGCCGAAACAACATCGCTTGCGTTGTCGCTGGTTATACTGCTTACAACGGTCTTGCCGCCGTACATCAGTAAGGCGTAAGCGTCTAACTTTTCGGGTGCGGTATCGCCGAAAATAGCGGCGTACTCGGTCGGGTATTCAGTCTTGAAAACGGTTGCGAATATCCCGTTACCCGTTGTAAATAGTTCGCTGTATTTCATTGCTTATCGTCTTTGTTTTCTTCGTTTTCCTCTGTTTCCTCTGTTTCCTCTGTTTCGGTATCGTTACCGTCCGTTTCCGTTTCCGTTTCTTTCGTTTCCTCTGTTTCGGTTGTTTCGGTGTCGTTTCCGTCTGTTTCCGTTCCGTTTCCGTCCGTTTCGGTTGTTTCCTCTGTCGGTTCGGGTTCTTCTGTCGGGTCGGGGTTTTCCTTTGCCGTTTCCAAATCAGACACCAAAGCGTTGTAATTATCCCTTTCAAGTCCCCAACTGCTTGCAAGTTTAACCGAAATTTCGGTGTCGAACATTTCGTTAATTTTCTCAACTGCATTTTGTCTTTCTTTTAGCATATTATCCACATACGGCAAAAGTACGTCCACATTCATAGATACCTCGCCCAAATTGAGCCTTTCACGCTTCATATTGTAGTTGGCATTTAGTCCCAACTCGTTGTACATACTCGCTTTGTAGTATTGTATCAGTTCAATAAGTTGCGTTATGTACACGCTGTTTGTGGTCGGTGCTGTCTGCATATTTACGCCTTTGAAAAAAGCGTTTTCGCCTATAATTGAAAACTCGCCGTTTTCTATCTTGCGCAAAAATTCTTCGGCACTCTGTTTCGTTTTGTCATCGCTGGCACTTATCAGCATTGTAATACGGGTTAAAATGCTCGCCGTGTTCAACGAAATAAGCCCGTCAGTGTGTAAGACGGCATAACGCCCTATCAGCGGCAAAAGGCTTTCGCCGTTGCTGTCATTCTCAATCAAAACCCCGTCTTTCTGAATATCGTAGGTTTTGTTTAGCTTTAATGCAGGGTTCGCCACGGTGTAAAGCGTTGCCCGTCCGTAAACATCGGGTTCGCCGCCTTTGCCGCCCGATAACGCATACAAAACCCCGTCAACGCTGGTAACAAAGGCGTTTCCCGTGGTCTGCAAAAGCCGCTCCAATTCCTTTTGCGGTATGCTGTCGGGCAAACCCTCATACTCAAACATACTTTGAGTTTTCGCCAACGTGTTTGCCATAAATTCGGTTACGGCGGTGTCTTTGTCCCTTATTTGCGCTTGGTACAACTTGTAAATGTTATCTTTCCTTTTCATCTGTCAAAACTTTAATTAGGGTTGTAAGTTCGGCTAACACTTTCGTGTTTTCCGCAATCGTGTCTTTTAGGTGTTCCGTTTCTTCTTGGTGCGCCTGCCTTTGTTTCACCATATACCAAAACAATGCGCCACACATCACAATGGGAAAACCCAAACTTGAAATGATTTGAATAATAGTATTTGCGTCCATATCGTTATAATTTAGTTACTACTTGCAAAGATAGGCATTTTATTTCGTAAAACGGACGGTTCGGCACGAAATTTGCACCAAACCGCCCGTAATTTTCATTTCAGCGAAACAATGTTTGTCTTTGCGCTCGTAATTAAATAGTTGCGTACTATTTCGCCGACTTCGTTATCTTGGTAGAAAACTTTGTCTATTGCGAAAAACCGTGCGACTTGTTGTTCAACGTAACTTGCCGTACTCAACAACTTGCGTTTGTAGTTCGGTTTGCCGTTCATTTCAAGCGAATAAATCAAAGCGTTTTCCTCGTCTTTTATCGGGGTTGTCTTGGCGTGTATGTACGTGAAACATTCGTTGCCTACTTGTATAATGTTCCCTTGTAACACTACATCGTTAAACTTGATATAGTACACAAACAACACATCTTGCGGCTTGTACTTGCACGGCAAATGCGGATAAACTGCAAGTTCCCATTTACCGCCCGTAATCATCTGCAAATTTTGGTTGTCGAAACAAAAATACTTGTTGCTGGCTTTGTGTTGTACTATCGTGCTGCAATACTCAACCGCCACTATTGCGCCGTGTTCGCCAAAGCGGTATATATCTATCGTGCCCTGCTCCATAAACGGGACTTGCTTCAATCCCATTTCAGTAAAGTACGGGCAAAACTTGTTTACCGTGTTGCCCAACATAAACACTTTTACATCGTTCCGCTGGCGTATTATCGTGCTTAACAAGTTCATAAACAACATAAACTCATCGGGCAAATAATACCGCCGTGTCAGAAACTCGTCAAAGACTATCGTTGTGACATTCGGGTAACTACTGCTTTTTTCGTGTTCCTGCTCTGAAAGGCAAAACCCGTAACAAAACGGGGTCGGGTCGGGTGTCCGCTTGTTTTTCTCTGCATCGTAGAAAGATAAAAACCATTTGTTCGACATATAGAACACTTCGTTAAATTTGCCCTCTGTCAGTTCCTCAATAAGCCCGTTTGCCACGTGGTTTGCAAACAGACTTTCGGCACGTTTGCCCCGTAAGTCCTCACGCCATCGGCGTATATACGCCATTTGCTTGCCCGTCTTGATATAGTTTTCCAAACCATATTTTAAGGCTGCATAAGTCTTGCCGTTGGAACGTTCGCCAAATATCAAGTTATAATCGGCGTTTTTGCTTAAAATCGCTTTCAAGTCGTAAAATTTCGGCTTGTCTGTCTTTGTCTTTCTTGTTGTCATAATCGTTTATTTTTAGTCCTTAAATTTGATACCTCGCAAATAGTTTATGTACATAACCGAAAGAGAAAGGCTGTACCCCGTTGGCTCTAAATGTACGCCCGTGCGTTCGTTGTAGTGCGCCGTGCTGCCTTTGTAGTCGGTTATCTCGCCTTGTATCTCGTAGTCTATGTACGTGTGTATGTTTTTGCCCGTTGCTTGCGGCGGTATATCCAGATAATTAGTGAACGCATCGAATATCCCGTTTTCGCCGTACTTTTCAATAAGATAGGGTATCGCCGCCTTTTTGTTTACGCCCGAAACGGTTAAACTGAAATCGTATGCCCGTCCGCCTGCTTTCAGTGCGTTCGGTTCTTGCACCATATAGCGTTTTGCGCCCAAAGTCTTAAACCGTGTGTAAGTCCCCTCGAAATCCCAAACGCCCAAAGTCTTTGTTATGCCTTTTATCGTTTGCGGCTCGCAAAGCGAAAACGGCAAACCGTGGTACTTGCAGGCTGCCCGTAATTTCATTTGCACCTGCATATTATAAGCCTTGAAATATGCTTCGTGCGCCTTGCCGTTCATTATTTTAATGCTGTCCGTGTCGCTGTATATGTAATCGTCTTTTGCTTCGTGTATGCCCGTGAAAAGGTTGCGCCGTGCGTATGCGGTTACGAAAATGCCCCACGGGTAAAACAAGAAACGGTTTTTGCTGGTGTTGTACTTGTATAAAAGTTCTTGTTTTTGTTCGGCTGTCATTGAGTTAATATCCCATTCGCCGTTATATGTAAACTCATCACGCAAAGGGTTGGTAACACTCATACCGTAACAACTGTTTAACATTTCCTTGCTGTTTAGATATTCAACTTCTTTGCCCTCAACGCCTTTTAATTTCGTCTTGCTTTCGTACAAATGCAAGATTGATTTTACAAACGGGGTCGGCAAATAATCTTTCTTATAACAATACATTTCACCCACACGCATACTTTCCCACGTATAAAAGTTTTTGAGTATATTAAAATCCACGTCCGTAATTGTCAGTGCTATTTTTGAAGCCGCCACAATGCGCCCGTTATTCTCGCACGGGTTTTCTTTCACAAAACATTTGCTGGCGGAAATCGGGTTGTCTTGCGTTTCGCTGGCAAATATTTTGGTAAACTCAATATCGAACACGCAACAATACTTTGATATTAAAAACTCAAATTGCGCCGTACTCTTAACCGTGATTGCAACGCCTTGCGACATCGGGTATTTTTCCGCTATCATCACATACGGGTAACTGCTTGTAAAGTCGTAACTATCCACGTTATACATTATTTCGTCTGTATATTCGGCGTTTGCGTGTGTAAAACCGCCTGCAAACGCACGTTGCAGCATATTAAATTCATTCATACCCGTAATTTGTAGTTCCTGCATCAAGTTTACGTAATCCCAATTCGGTACGGTCTTTCCTGCATCGCTTTTTTCACGCAAACAATGCGCACGGCAATACTTGCGCACAAACCCCGTCTTTGTTATCGGTATGTGCGTTATCCCTTTGCTTTCCTCGATACGTTCTTGTATGTAGCACATCACGACTTTAATATCGTTTATGCAATAATGTATTTCCGCATCTGTTAGCGGCGTTTCGCTGTGCCTTATTTGCTGGTAGTCCAAATCGCCAACGGCTTTTGCACACTTGTATTTCATAAGTTGTTCGCCCAACTTTGCAAGCGAATAACCCGAAAGCAAGTAACTGCATCTAAACTCAATGTTGCCCGTTGTTATTGCGTAAATCGGTTTGCGCAAATCAATACTGAAAACCCGTTGCCACTCAAACCACTTGCGCAAAAACTGAAATTCGTATGAAAGGTTATGCACATACACAATAAGGCGTAATTTGTCATTCAGTTGCAAAACCTCGCTTACGGTCTGCATCATCGTGACAAACTCGCCCCACGTGCGCCCCATTATCGTATATCCGTTTATGCCAAATTGCCAAACGTACATTATTGCGGCTTTCTCTAATTTCGCCTTGCGCCCGTTCCCGTCCTGCATACGTTGCACTTGCTCGTATGTGTACGCCCGTCCGTCCGTATCACGGTAAAAACTTGTTGTTTCAATATCAAAGGCACACGGCACGTTGTAAAACCTTTCGCCTTTGCTGTTTCCGATAATGTTTTTTTCGTTTACGGCACGTTGCAAGACGCTTGTTATTTCGGTCGGGCTGTTTATTCTTTCTTGTAACTCAAAAGGTATTTTTTTCATAACCCGAATTTATTAAAACCTTGTAGTATTCGGTCTATATCATCATCAATTTTGTTTGCCGCTTCATTTGCGGCTCTCTCTATTTCGTCATCTATCGCCCGTGAAATGCTTTCGGCTTCGCTCTCTATTTGCGTGCTTATATCCCGTGCGCTTTGCTCCATTTCGACCGTGAAATCCTTGTAACGCATCAAATACCGCTCCACAAAGTCGTTATCTGAAACGCTGTTTAACTTGCCTTGCAGGTTTCTCGCCATAAGGTTGTACTCATCGGGCGTTAAATCGTACACACGTTGCAGGTGTTGCCCGTACTGCCTTGCACCTTGCGCCGTACTGGTTGGCTGGCGTAAAAACGAAATCGCCTTGCCGTACTCAACTTTTAAGGCGTTCCAATCGTGCTTCATTGAAAACTTTGTGTACCCCTCTATATCGCCTTTGTTCAACGCTTGTACGGCTGGCGAAAGTTGTCCGCTTGCTTCAATGTTTTGAATACGGCGGTTTGCCATTTGGAAAACACGTGCAATCTCTTTTTGCATTTCGGGGCTGCTTTCAACCGCTTGCAAAATCTCTCTCTTTAATTTTAGCTTGCTGGTTTTCGCATATACAGACGGCGAAAAATTAACCTTGATTTTTACCATAACGCTGTTATATTAAATAGGGGTTACAAACATTGCAACCCCTACAAAGTTAAACATAACTTTTCAAACTCTTACAAGTCCACGAACGAAATAGAGTAACACTTCTTGCCGTGGCTCTCGTACTCGTAAATCGTGTACCCGACTTTGCCGTCTTTGATAGTTTGTACTGCCTCATCATCGGCGAGAATTTCACGCACCGTTTCGGCGGTGTGGCTTGGTAGGTTCACCAACCGTTTGTTTTCTTCGTCAATAATTACGGGGCTGTCACCTAATTGTGATTTGTGGACATAAAGCCCGTTGATTTTGTGTATCACATCTTTGCCGCCCTCATTTTCAGCGTTGAAAATATCGGCTAACTTGGTGTACTGAAAATCGGTTGTGTCAATGCCAAACGTGGTCTTGTTAAATTTACTTTCAAAACTTTTCATTGTAGTAATCTTTTAATTGTTAAACTTCTTGTTATTTATTCTGGTGTCTGTCCTTGCGGTTCACCGTCAAACGGCAAAGTCGGTTCGGGGGTTGGCTTGCGGCTTCAAGTCCATAAGCCACGCACGAAAGCGGTTTATTTTCATAACCGCACGTTGGTTGCGGCAAACTTCGTTACACGCCATAAGGCTACCCAAAGCCGACAAAGCGGCAAAACTAAACTCGTCAAATGCGTTTCTTTTTTCTTCCATTGTAGTAAACTTTTAATTGTTAAACATAGACTTCTTAAATTTCAACCCCCCGTTGTGCTTTACAACCGTTGTATCGGTTGTTACTATCGTTGCTTTGCCACGTATCGTTACACCCTTTGAAACGCTACACCCCTGCAAGATTGCAGATAAAAACAACATCGCACCCCATACGACAAAAATAGATAAACACATCGCAACTTCTTTGATTGCTTCTTTCGGTTGTTCTTTGAAATGCTTTACTAACTCTTTCATATTTCAACTTGTTTAAGTAACACGTTGCAAAGATACAACTTTTTTCTAACATACAAGCATAAGCGCACAAATTATTTTCGTTTTAACTTTTCTTAACTCTTGGTGTTGTGTTCCACGTGAAACATTTTATTTTGTGAATCGGTGTGGCAGTGTTCCACGTGAAACAATTTCACGGGCGCACACGCATAACAAAACCGTGCCAAAGTCTGTTATTGTTTGTTAAATCTGTGCCTTAGCAAAAACCGTGCCAAAGTGTGCCGCCAAATGTTAAAAAA